CTTGGTATCTCATTCCTGACTTCGATAAACTATGAAACACACAGACAACGTGGGCTCGCTCTCGCGCAATAAACGCAAGGAGACGGAGAAGCAACCGCCCTACACGGGCTCGGCGATCATTGAGGGGAAGGCGTATTGGGTGAGCGCGTTCATTAACGAAAGCAAAGAAAATGGGGAAAAATATTTTCGTCTCTACTACAAACTCAAGGAGGGTGTGGCGGCTGCTGCGACTCCTGCTTCCACGAATCCGAACGATATTGAGGGGCCGGATATTCCTTTCTGATGGGCGCTGATATTGATCCTGCGGTGTGGTGCGTGGGGCCGGATGAGCCTTGGTATCGCGCGGTGCTGGCGAAGGTGGATGACCATCTCGCGGATGCAAACTACCTTGTGCGCAATTTCCAGACGGCGCAGCAGCATGGCTTCATTGCTCATGCGGCGGGGCAGCTTGAGGCTTTGTCGCTACTGCGTGAGGAGATGGAGCGTATGCGTGCGGAGGCGATGGAAACTTCCCTTCAGTCGTAAAGTTTTATCGTCCCATTTCGTCCCGTTTCGTCCGGTTAAGGCCCGTTTTGCCAATACCCTATTGCGCCTTTGAAAAAGCTCCCGCATATCACGTTCACACACGGGGGCTGAACTGCCTGTGGCGACTTCTCAATGGTTGCGGAGCCGCATAAAAACTCAGTTCTGGAGCAGTTACTTGGAGACGTTAGAAAATTCCATGGAAGACAATACAGCAGGATTTAGCATCGGCGACGTGCTGGATGAGCTAGGGGTAAATATCCCGACCTCGGACGAGCAGATTCCCGACACCGGCGAAGTGACCGAGCAATCGGAAGCGGAGGTGCCAGAGGAGGCGGTCGCAGATGGAGCAGACAATACAAACGAAGACACCGAAGAGATCGAGGAGGAGCCTACCGAAGACGCCGATGAGGAGTCTGAGGATCCCGAGGCGGATGAGGATGAGCCGGAGGCGGAGGACCGCACGGTTAAAAAACTCAATCGCCGAGTGGATAAACTCACTGCCCGAGCGAAGACGGCTGAGGAACGCGCTGCGTCCCTGGAGTCGGAACTCGCTATGGCCCGCGATGCGGTGACGAAGGCGCAACCGATCGTGCTGCAAAGCGCGAACGACCCGTTGAGCAATGTCACTACGGCGGATGATCTGGATGCAAGGTTAGCAAGTGCCAACGTCATCATCGACGATGTGCCGGAGCTGATCGCGCGTGCGGACTATGAGGGCGGCGAGGTGGAGCTACCGATGGGCGATGGCACGACGAGGAAGTTCACGAAAGCGGAACTCCAAGAGCGCCTACGCTTGGCTAAGAGCATCATCAAAAATGAACCCGTGCGCCGGAAATATCTAGCGGAAAGGGACTCATTCGTAAATGAGGCGCAGCATACCTACCCCGAGTTTTTTAAAGAGACGCCCCAGCGGCAGATGATGGTGGAAACCCTCAAGACCTACCCTGAGCTATCTCGCTTGCCGAATATCGAACTCATCATTGGTGATGCGATACGAGGCCAGCAAATACGCTTCTCTCAATACGAGGCCCTTCAAAAGAAGGCCGCTGGTGCCAAGGTCAGTCCCGCAACAGCTACCGCCAAGCCGACGTTGGCCCCGAAGGTGATCTCTCCGAACTCTGCTCCGAAAAAGAAATCTAAACCCGACGCGCTGGATGCCTTGAAAAAATCCGGAAACCGCGAGGCGGCTGAACAATTCATGTCCAGCATCTTCGATTAAACAACACCCAATCAAACCCCAGAACTAACCCCCCAATAACATTATGGCAGCTACAAGCATACTCACAATCAAAGGTCAGAAAGAAGACCTCTCCGACGCAATGGTCCTCATCGAGCCAGGCGATACACCCCTTTTCTCGATGTGCAAAAAATCCAAAGAACCAACCAACGTGTTGTTCTCTTGGCCCGCCGATAAATACAACGACCCGCAGACCGCAGGCGTGATGGCGAACGACGATGTGACAACCTTCGACGACGAGCACGCTAACCGCGAACTCCTCTCGGGCCGCATCCAAAAAGTGCGCCGTTCCTTCCAGGTCGATGACCTCGTTGAGAATGTCGCCGACGTGGCTGGAGTTGGCCGCAAGCAGGCTTTCAATAAATCCGCCGCCAAAGCTCTTGTGGAGCTGAAGATCGACATCGAGGCTATCCTCGGTTCCGATAACGATTCCCAAGTGGCGACCGGCTCTGTCCCTTACAAGACTCGCGGTGTCGGAAGCTGGATCGCTAGTGGCGCTCAAGCCGATACAGCGACAGCAGTTCCTGCTACCTTCCGCACCCCAGCGGCCTCGATCAACGCGACTGCGACTGCTTCCCTCACAGAAGCTAACGTGATCGACGTGATGGAGAGCATCTTCAAGGTCCGCCGCGCTCGTCGCAACTACGACCTCGTTTGTGGCACTAGCCTCAAGCGTGCCTTCACGAACTTTATCCGCACCCAAACTGGCTCGACCAACGTCATGTCCAGCGTGCGCACGTTCAATACGAACCTCGAGAGCAAGAAGATCGTGAACACGATCGACATCTACGAGTCCGACTTCGGTACGGTCTCCCTGCACGTCTCGACCTACCTGGCGAATGGTGCGGCCGCAGCGGTCTCCGCTGCCCGTGGCTATGTGCTCGACATGGATCTGGTCTCGATCGGGTTCAACCGCAAGCCTCGTATGGAAGAGCTCGAAGACCGTGGCGGTGGACGCCGTGGATTCTGCGACGCCATCTTTGGCGTGGCGGTGAGCAATCCTTCTGTGCTCGGCAAGTTCGCAGCGACGACTTAATTCCCCGTCCCCCCAGTGGCCCGCCGGTGGCCTCCGCAATGGAGGCCGCCGGATAACGGGCTACCCCCTTTTTTTTAATCTATGGATGCTATCTCGGAAATACTCGACGAAATCCCAAGTGAGACGGCGGATGCGGCGAAGGCGGCGATATTTGAAAACTGGAATGCTAAGGCGGAATCCGCCATGGATCGCCAGCGCGTGATCGCCAAGCAGAATGCCTCGGAGAATTTCAAATCCGTGAATGGCATCGGCGAGATGGTTCTCTCCATAGACCCGCAGATATATCACTTCTGGAATTGGAAGGTGCCTGGATGCTGGCGCGACAGCGATTTCATTCGCTGGTTCAAGCGCAGTTTCCCCGAGTGCGTCGTGAAGTGCGGCGGCACGGGTAAATCTATGTTCCTCATGCCTGGTCTTCTTAAGACGGCCTAACTTCCTTTCCCCCTTTTTTTAATAATGCACGACGACGATGAAATCCGCGATTCCAAATACTGGGTCGGCCAGCTAACGCAAGCGGCGACCGATGGGTCTTGGTTTTCTAGCCTTCGTTCTAAGAACTACGACACCCGTATGTCGCTCTGGGATGGGCAATCCTCGGACGGCAAGAAGTGGGCGAGTAACTACGGACGCAAAGTTTTCCCATGGGAAGGTGGAGCGGACTGCCGTATCCGGCTGGCGGACCTTATCTGCAACCGAGATGCGCAGCTCTGCCTCACCGCCACTTTTGCTTCCCGCCTCCAGATGCTACCCGTGGAGAGCAGCGATGCGCTGGCCCGCACGGCAGCAGAGTCGGTGCTGAAGTGGATGCTTTTTACCCATTGCGCAGATGACCTCCGCCGCGAGCTTGAGCTAGCACTTAACATACGAAACACCTACGGCCTTGCTGTGATGGGGGTCTTCTGGCGCACTACTACTCGCACGGAAACCAAGACGTTCACGCTCGAGGAGCTCATGGCTATGGCGGCGGAGACGCAAGACCCCGCGCTCGGGGCCTTGATCGGCGCGATACTCGATCCTCTCCAAGAGGAAGTGGCGGCTGAGATCATCAATAGTATGTACGAAGGCGCTGGCACGTCGGCAAATATCCGCACGCTCCGCGAGGGCGGCACGGTGGAAGTGCCGGTGCCATACATCTTCGAGTCTAAGCCGGAGTGGACGGCGCTGGAGCCATTCAATGATGTGATCTTCCCTACGGCGACGTATGACCTTCAACGTGCCCCGTGGATCGCCCGCCGCGAGATGATCTCCTGCGAGGAGCTGGAGGAGCGTGTGACGACGGAGGGCTACCCTTATAAATTTTACGAAGAGTGCGAGAAGCACAAGGGCGCGAGCCTCTGGCCGCTCTACTCGCAACAGAATAACAACCGACGGGATAATATCCTGTGGCAAGACTACCGCGACCTCATTGAGATCTGGCACGTTTACTCGAAAGAGATCGACGAGAAGACGGGCGCGACCAAGGTGATGTGCCGCATCATGCACCCGAATGTGGAAGAGTGCGCGAAGGAAGAAATCTCTCCCTACACGCATGGCAACTACCCATTCATTGAGCTGCCGCGCGAGCGGGTGAGCCGGTGCTTGCTGGAGAGTCGCAGTATTCCTGAGATCGTCTCGACGATGCAGGCGGAGATCAAGACGCAGCGCGACTACCGCAGCGACCGTGCTGGCATTGCCATCCTCCCGCCCATGCGTGTGCCTGCGAACCGTGGCAAGCTGGACATCGTGCTCGGGCCTGCCGTGCAGATACCGGAGCGTAGGCCGAATGAGTTTGGCTGGATGCAACCGCCGCCCTTTGACCAAGGAACCATCGAAGTCGAGCGGGCCGTCCGCCGCGATGTGAATGAATACTTTGGGCTGAATGGTGACGGGGTGGACCCGAACTATGTGGCCCTTGTGCAACAGCACACCGTTGACCGCTGGCTCCGCGACTACAAAGCTATCGTCACTCAGACCTACCAACTCATGCAGCAATACATGCAGCCGGTGGAGATCCTTCGCATCTCGGGTGGGCAAGCTCTGCCTTTCTCTGCGGCGCGTGAAGACATCCAAGGGAAGTTTGATCTCACCATTGATTTCGATGCAAAGAATCTCGATGCCGAGGCGCTGGGCGTGAAGCTCGACTACATCTCGAAGGCGGTCGTGCCGCTGGATACGGCGGGCGTGATCGACCGTGCTGGCCTTGTGAAATTCATTATGGGTGCCGTGGATCCGGTGCTGGCACAAATGCTGGTGCGCGACCCTGGCCCCGCTGCGGCGATGGAGGCAAACGAAGAACAACTTGCCTTCACAAAGATCGCGGCAGGCACCGAGCCGGAACTCCCAGGCGAAGGGGTGAATCACCAACTCCGCGCCCAAGTGCTCCAAGGCATCATCCAAGCCAACCCTGCAGTGCAGCAACGCTACGGGCAGGATGAAATCTTCAAGGGCATGATCGACGCCCGCATGAAGGCGCTTCAGTTCCAACTTCAGCAACAACAAAACGCACAGATCGGCCGCATGGGAACCATGCCCGCCTTGCAGCAACAGCAAATGCAATCCCCCCAACAATGAGGACGACCTCTTACAAATCCATTCGTGATGGCGTGATCTCCCGCATGGGCATTGATCCCGCGCAGACGCTTATGGATTCGCAGGCGACGGCTCTGGCGGAGTATTTGACTACCGCTGCCGCGACATCGTGGACGTTCTTCGATTGGCCGGAAATTTATCTCACCGAGGAACGCACGCCGAATGGCTCGGCTTGGTTTGCGACCGGCTATGTTTACCTCTCCGATTATGTCGGCACCGTTGCCTACTTTGGCCGTGCTCCGGCTAACTCGGAGACGACAGACTTGCTGTGGCGGGTGAAGAAGATCACGACGAATAACAACGGCGATGTGCTCTCGGTCGAGACGGCGGTGAATGTGGCGTGGGATGACCGTGCCTCGGCGACCTATGCCGTTTCCACTAATAACGACGCCGAGATTCCGTACATCCTTTTTGACCAGGATAACCTCTCTCCCATCGGCGAGATCATGGCTATATGGGACGCTGACCCGACGAGCGGAGTCTATGCCCGCAAGGTGCGGTATCTGCTCAACGAGGACCGTGTGCTGCTCATCGACGCGACGAGCGAGACGGGCAATGTGTGGGTGCAGTTCCTGCTTCCGCAGCCGCGCTTCACTACGGTCGAGTACTCTGCCGGTGCCGCTTACTCTGCCGGAGATGTCGTGTATTACAACACGACCGGCGATTGCTATGTCGCCCGCAAAGCCACGACCGGCAACCTCCCGAGCGATTCGGAATACTGGCGCCGCTACCGCGTGCCTTCGTTCCTTTCCGACTATCTGAAATTCTACGCCCTCGCGGAGACACTTTCGGAGGACGGCCAGACGGACAAGGCTAACTTCCAGTTCGCCCGTGCTGAGGGCATCCTACAGCAACGCATGGACGACGCCTGGCTGCGCAAAGGCGAGGTACGCACTTGGACTGCTCGCTTCAACTAACCCCCCACTTGACACCCTCCCGCATAATAAAAATAACGATATGAGTAATCCCACAATCCAGATCGCCGCCCGCAGTTCCGCTGGCATAGTGCAACCCGTGCAAGCTACACCAGATGGGGCTCTGCGAGTCACGACAGGTTTTGCGCTACCGCTCTACGACAAATTCCAAATCTATAAAGTCGGAGCTACGAACAACACCGACTACACGGAATACAGCTTTAGCGGAACCGCCGTCGCCCGCATTCGCATGACTTATTTCGGCGGCGTCCCCACCACCGACAACGCCCAGCTTCAAACCTCCTTCATCCAGTATCCCCCCTTCGCATAATGTCGCAAATCGCTTTCGATCCCCTAACAGGAAATATGGTCAGCACGACCGCCCAGGTCGCGCAGCTCGACTCGTCGGGCCAAATCTCGGGCGCGATGATCCCCGACGACTTCGACGACGTGCAGAGGTTTTCGACGCTTGCCGACTTCCCGCAAGTGGGCGTCGTGGCCCGCATTTATTTTTCGGCAGATAACAATGTCCCGCACCGTTGGGACCCCGACACACTTTCCTACATGCCCATCGTCGCCGATTCGGACGGCGGTGAGTTTTAGGACTAACCCCGCAGATACAACAACCCCCCTAAATAATATATGGCAAATCTAAGAATCAAACGGCGCTTGACCGGCGCAGCCGGAGCCCCATCCAGCTTGCTTTCGGGCGAGCCAGCCTACAACAAAATCGACGGCATCCTCTATATTGGCGACGGCTCAGCCGTAGTGCCAGTCGGTGGTGCTCATTACGCGACCGCAGCAGCCCTCGCCAGCGAGAGCAGCGCACGCACATCAGCAGTCTCAGCAGAGGCTTCCCGTGCGACAGCAGCGGAATCGGCCCTCGGAACACGCATCGACAATGTCCTGACAAATGTGGACGCCACGGCGCTCAATTCGTTGAGCGAAATCGTCACCGCATTCCAAGGTGCGGACAGCACCCTCAATGGTGCTATCACCAGCCTCGCCACCAGCGCTTCCAGCGCATTGACCTCAGAGGTCAATCGTGCGACTGCCGCTGAAGGTGTCATCGCCGCGAACCTCGCGACAGAAATCACCGACCGCGCATCAGCGATCACGACGGTCCAAGGCAATATCAACACCGTTGCATCGAATCTCGCCAGCGAGACTTCCGCTCGCACCAGTGCTGATTCCACATTGACATCGAACCTCTCGAGCGAAATCTCGCGTGCGACCGCCGCTGAAGGCGTCGTAGCCGCGAACCTCGCGACAGAGATCACGGATCGTGCCTCAGCAGTGACCGCAGTGACCAGCTCGCTGAACAGCGAGATTTCACGCGCCACAGCAGCCGAAAATTCTCTCGACGGTCGTCTCGACGCCATCGAAGCAGAAATCGACGGCGGCAGCTTCTAGACCCTCCCCCTCCGTGCGGTGGTGCGGCTCGTCCGCGCCACCGCTACGGAGCCCCTTTTTTTATGCATAAATATTAAACCATGCCCACCTTACTGACCAAGCGGACCTCCGTCGCAGGCCGAGTGCCGACCGCACAGCAACTCGCTGTGGGGGAGTTGGCCATTAACCTCGCCGACCGCCGTCTGTACAGCAAGGACACAGCGGGATCTGTCTTCCGCCTCGCCCGACCCCGCGACCCGAGCGACTACCTGTCTCTCAGCGCGACCGACGGCACCACCCTCTACATCGGCCGACTCGCCTGGGACGACTACCCCGCCACCGGCCCAGCAGAGGACTCCACCGCTTGGACCATCTACCGCATCACCACCAACTCCGCCGGCAATGTCGTCTCGGAGCAATCCGCCACCGGCGCGTGGTCAAACAAAACCAATCTCACTTTTTCCTAACCCAAAAACAAACACCATGAACGCTACAGCACCCATTACCATCGACGGCAAAACCTACGACCGCTACGCCATGACGCTCGCCGTCTCTGGACGCTACAACGCGCCCGACCAACCGGACGCCTCTGTTGTCCTCACCCTCACGCCCACGCGCTTTGAAGGCGACCAGATCGAGCAAGCCGCCGAATCCCGCACCGTGCTTTTTGGCTCCCTCGCCGTAGCCGACGACGAGGCCCGCACGGCAGTCTCCGCAGTGCAGGCTGCGTTGCAAAAATTCATCTACTCCAAAGGACTTTAATCATGGCCACTATCAAAGCAGCATCATCTGGCAACTGGAGCGCGACAGGGACATGGACGGGCGGCGTAGTGCCATCGCTCAACGATACCGTCTACGCTAACGGATTTACGGTCGCACTCGACCAAGCTATCGACCTCACAGGCTCAACCGTGGACACATCTGGCTCGTTTATTCCGGGACAAATCTACATGGTCGTTTCGCTTGGAACGACCAACTTTGCATCGACGGCAAACTGCATTGCTCCAGGAACAAATGCAGGAACTCCGGTCGCGATCACCTCGGCAGTCGGTAATATTTTCCAAGCCGTGAACGCAGGCACAGCGACCACCGGAACCGCTCGCCGCATGGGTGCGTTGCTAAACTACGTCAACACGCCGCTGACGATCGCCACAGGCGGGAGCTTCACGCTCGCGGCAAGTTACAACATCACCGGTGCATACATACAGGCAGGCTCCGCAAACTGCTTGACGGTCTCCTCCGCAGCAAGCTCAACATTGGCCGGATGCCACGCCACAGGATCGGCATTTAACTTGTCGACTCGCGCTATCTCATTTGGTTCAAGCGGCACGCTCACTCTCGACGGCATCGTTGCTATCGGCGGAAGGGTTGTAGGAACAACAACTGCGAACGGAGCGCACGCAATCGAATCCACGTCAGCGGCAGGCACGGTTGAATTTACGAATGCAAGCACGATCACGGGTGGGAGCGGCGGATTCGCATTTGGTCTCAATAATAACAGCACGGGCGCGGTCACCGTTACATCCGGTACATTAACAGGAGGAGCTGGATATGCGTACAGCATTAACAACAACAGCACAGGCACGGTCACCATAACATCCAGCTCTGTGACTGCTGGAAGCATATCTAACGGAATCTGTCTCAATAACGCCAGCACAGGTACGATTACCGTCACCTCCAGCACGATCACGGGCGCAGGCACCCAATGCACAGGTATCACCAACGCCAGCACAGGAACGATCAACGTCACATCAAGTACGGTTACAGGTGGCAATCAAACCAACGCATTTGGCATCAACAACGCCAGCACAGGAACGATCAACGTCACATCGACCACGCTGACAGGCGGAAGCGGCACAACCGCGTCGGGACTCAACAACGCCAGCACAGGAACTATTGTATCGACAGGCGACATCACCGCCACCAACTCGGCAAATGGATTGGCATCGCCCAGCACAACCGCCAGCGTCAAGGTAAGCGGATCGCTCATCGGCAGCGCAAACGGCACAGCCGCCGTCTACTCTATCAAATTCCTTATCGATCCCACTCCGACAACTGCAACGGTGCGATTTGCAAAAAACGGATCGACAACATACAGCGACTTTTTTACCGCCGACAACTCGCTCGGCCAAGCCGTCCCCAGCGATGTCCGCAGCGGCACGGTCTACGCCAGCGGAAATCTGACAGGAACTTGTGAAGTTCCATCGGCAGGTTCGGTCGCTTTCGGCGTGCCTGTAGATGCGACCACTGGCACGGCAGTCCTTACCGCCGCCGCAATTCGGGCCGAGTTAGCAGTGGAGTTAGCCCGCATTGACGCCGCCGTCTCCAGCGCAGGCAACGCTCCGACAGTCGCCCAGATCCGCACCGAGTTGGACAGCAACTCCACCAAACTCGCAAACCTCGACGCCACCATATCCAGCCGCCTCGCGCCATCCGGAACGCTGGCCGTTGTGACCACGCTGACCAACTCGCCCGATGTCCCGACCGAAGCCGAAATCGCCAGCCAAGTCCGCACCGAGCTTTCGGTCGAACTCGGCCGCATCGATGCCGCCATCAGCTCACGCCTCGCGCCATCCGGCACGCTGGCGACCGTCACGACATTGACCAACGCGCCAACCGTGCCTACGCCGAGCCAGATCGCATCACAGGTAAGAACTGAGCTATCCACCGAACTCAATCGCCTCGACACAAATGTGGGGAGTCGAGCAGCCTCCGGCACGCTGGCCTCGGACATCACGGCCATAAAAGCTAAAACGGACCTCCTCGAAACCACCCGCCTCGCGCAGTGCAGCACGGTTGCCACCACCGGAGCTCAACTCGCCGCCGCCCTCAGCTAATGGACACGCATCAAGCCACCGCCTCGTTCACCGGCCTCGTCGCTACGGCGAGCGGGATCACGGTCTCGTTGCTGCCGGAGATCGAGGCGTGGCTGCGCGTCTCCTCACTGGTGATCGGCTGCGCGGTGGGCATCGCATCCTTTATCGTCATCCTCCGAAAGTGGGACGTGCCGCCGAAGGAATGAAACTTAAAACTTAAAACTTTAACCTTAAAACTAACCTCCCCCCATGAACACACTACTCCAACGCCTCAAGGAACCGTCCACCTTTCGCGGTCTGGCGATACTCGCAGGACTCTGCGGTTACGCCATCGACCCAGCTCAACTCCAAGCGATTTCTAGCGCCGTGGTAGCGGCTATAGGACTGATAGAGCTATTCCGCCGTGAACCCAAAAATTAACGCCCTCGTCATTATCCTGTCGGTCTTCGCTGGCTTCCTCACCCTGCTTCTAAGCGGGTGCGCGGGCTGGCGTGCGCCGCAAGTGTGTATCCGTGGAGACTACGGCACCCTGTGCTATGAGCTCCCGATGCCGACATCTTCCAAATGACTTTTGACGAACGCACGGAACGGAACCTAGCGACGTTGCATCCCGAGGTGCAACGGGTGATGCGCTCTTTTTTAGGTGTAGCCAAAGTGATCGCCGGAAAAGTCGGCTGTGATGTTAAGATCATCAGCGGCACTCGCTCGTATGCGGAGCAGGACGCGCTCTACGCTAGAGGTAGGACGGTGCCTGGATTAAAAATAAGTAACGCCAAAGGGGGCGAATCAAACCATAATTTTTCATTGGCCTGTGACATCGCCATCTTTAGGGGCAAAGAATACTGCCCCGAGCACCCGCTCTACAACGAGCTCGGCACGCTCGGTAAAAGCCTCGGACTGGAGTGGGGAGGGGATTGGAAATTTGTGGACGAACCTCATTACCAACTTCGTCCTGCATGGGCGAAGGGGATGCCCGAGCGTGCCATGCTCGCGGCCCTCCGTGCCCGTGTGGCCAAAAAGCAGGATGTCTTCGCGTGAGCACTTGACACGCTCCCGCATACTTACAACTAGATGCCCGATGACCAAACCATAGTAGAAGGAGATGCCGGATTCATCGGCATGGCGTCGCGCCTCAACCCGCTCCAGCTCCCGCCAGGGATGGTGCAGTACTCCGAAAATATGCGCCTCGACCGAGGTGTGGCGCAGACGCGCAAGGGCGCGAAGCGGGTGGCTGAGAATATCAACCCTGCGGTGGATACGTTGCTGTTGAATTTCACGCTCGGGACGAACCGATCTATTGCCGCTCTCACTCAGGTCGGAGGGTTGGCTACAGCAACCTTTGCCGCACCGCATGGATTTTCCAATTTAAGCTGGGTCAATATCAACGGAGCGACAGCCAGCGAATACAATGGGGACTTTCAAATCGCCGTGGTTTCCACAACGCAGATCACATTTTCCGTAGTCTCAGGCGCGCCTGGCTCCGCAGGCGGATCGCCTACCGCTAACAACGGGCCTCTCGTTAAGACGACCTATGGCGGCGACATAATCCAGAGCGGCATCTACTCGTCGCCGCGATTTGACAATGCGCGGGAATACATAGTGCTGGCCGCGCCGTCCGAGGCTTACTTGTGGCGACATGATGCGGCGACCGTGGAGGAGGTGGCCTACCCGCTCGGAGACACGATGGAGAACGGGGATGATGTCGAGATCGTGCAGGCTTTTGACAAGCTCTACCTACTACGCACAAGGCCGTCCGATCTCGCGCACCGAGTGGTATCCGTCTCAAATACCAGCAGCACCGCACTGGTGACGATGGCTGCCGCTCATGGATACAAGACGGGGGATGTGGTGCGGATCAGCGAATCGGAAACTCTGGGATTCAATGGCGACTTTGAAGTGACCAAGGTGAGCGCAACCGAGTTCAGCTACACGCTGCCGGTCTCGGTGACTGCCGTCTCTGCCGTTGGTAAAATCTTCGCCCGCCGAGTGCTTCCGGCTTTAGTGTGGGACGGAGATTTGGTGAATAATTTCGTGCGTGTGGAGCAAGGGGCGCACCCGCTGGGGCTCACCTACTCGCGTCTGCCGAGCACAAGCATTGCCGCCTACCACAACAATCAACTCGTCATTGCCCGCAACCGCGACGAGGTGCTGGTGAGCGATGTCTTTGATGCCGAGACTTACGACCCAGTGAGTAAGGCGTTTCGGGCCAATGCGGGGTCGAATGATTTTATTGTGGGGCTGCACCCATTCAGCGAGTCGCAGATTTTAGTTTTTTGCCGCAAGAGCATCTGGCTGGCCACGGCGATCATCGGCAACGATGGCACTTCGATAGATCCGGCGGCATCGAGCTTGCAACTACTGACCAATGAGATCGGGTGCAGTGCTCGCCGCACCATCACGACAGCGGGAACGGCGGTGCTCTTCCTGAGCGACCGAGGCGTTTACCGGCTGGATAGCCAGTTCGACCTTAAGCTGCGGGGGAACACGATGCCTCTAAGCGACCCGATCAGTGATCTGGTGGCGACTATCAATAACAGCGCCGTCGAGTTGTCTAATGCGGTGTATTTCGACAACCGCTATTTCTTGGCGGTGCCAACTGGCCAGAGCACAATTCCCAATGCGGTCTTCATCTACAACATGCTCAACGCGCAGTGGGAAACAAAGGATGTTTTTCCATTCGGGGTTGACCGATTGCTGGTGAGCGACTACGGCACACAGCGCCGTCTCTTTGCCAGCTCGCGATACGGCAACCTCTATCTTGTTGACGAAAATGAGGACGGCAAGGACGACGGGGCTTTTGGCAGCAACCAGACGGATGTGACCGGCGAACTCTTAACTCGTCGCTACGGTTGGGGATCTCTCAACTCCAAGCGCCTGCTGCGAGTCAAGGCCAGCACGGTTCTCCCCGCAGGGGGCGCGTGCGCTCTTGATGCGGTGACGACGGATTTCGACAATGACTTTGTCATCTCCGCTCTCAGCAATGCAACCGGAGCCACCGAGGACTACACGCTCAAAACGCCGCTGCGCTGCAAAGCCACGGCGCTCGACCTCCGCTACCGCACCACGGCTGGCCGCCCAATCCTACGACAAATCACCGCCGAGGCCGCTCTCTCTGGCCCTGCGAGCTCCGAAACCCGAACTTTGAATTAGTGAGCCCCTTATAAAACTTAAAACTTAAAACTCCAAAATGGCAACACTCACCCCAGGCTACACTTTTACATCCGGCGAAGTCGTCACTCCAGCCAAGCTCAACCTGCTCGGTACGCCATCGGTTTCAAATATCGTCACGGCAGATATTGTAGATAGCGCTTTGACAACGGCAAAGATTGCCAACGGCAATGTGACGACGGCAAAGATTGCGGACGATAGTGTAACCACGGCGAAAATCGCCGACGCCAATGTAACGACAGCGAAAATCGCCGACGCCAATGTAACGACAGCGAAAATCGCCGACGGGTCGATAACGACCGCAAAATTGGCTGGCAATGTGGATCAACTGGCCACGGCCTGGGTATTTTTTGACGGCGACATCGCCGACTCTGCTGTGGCTGGTGCCGTCTTTACACGCCTCACGGCTACCAAAATCCAAGTCACCCGCTCAACCGGACATGGATTGTCAAATGGCAACTGGATTACATTTAATAACCTAATCGGCTTCTACGCTTTCCTCAACGGCACATGGGAGGCAGAGAACGCGACGGCGACAACTTTTGAATTTAATCTTGCTGGCACGGCGCCTTGGAGCTCCACCGTGGCATTTATTGCGAGCAACGCCAATATCACTTGGACAGGGCATACGCTAAAAACCAACCAAGTCGTCACATTTTCCAATGCGGGCGGCGTGTTGCCAACGGGAATAACTGCTGGCGTAAACTACTATGTGGCCAGCGTTGCCACAAATACCTTTCAAGTGTCGGCATCATCTGGGGGGGCGGTAATCACTCCGAGCACCGCAGGCACGGGGACACAGACCGCTCTAACGTACATAACGGCTACGACCCCGAGCGCTAATGTCAATTTCACCCTTAACTCCGCGAGCATAAGTTACCCCGGGCACGCTTTAGTTGCAGGACAAACGGTGGTCTTCAGTAATGCTGGCGGGGCATTGCCGACAAATTTAACTGCTGGCACGACATACTATGTTGTGGCGGTGGTTGCTGGCACGACATTCACGGTGGCACCAACGCTGGGCGGACCGGCTATCACCATTAACTCGACAATCGGCACCGGAGTCCATACAGCGACGCTCACGGGCGCGATGACCTCGCAGATTTTCAGCCCTGTCGCGATCAAGCGCAAATACAACATCAGCAAAATTGCCCGCACGGGATTAGGTATTTATCGAGTTTTTTTTGCCACGCAGCCGCTGACCGTCGATTACATCTCGCTCGGCTCCGCAGCCTCAACAAGCGGAGCGGCTGTCGGACTCGTAGGCGCAACGACGCAGACTCTCGCCTACGCCCAAATCATAACAACTAATTCCGCTGGGACTGCCGCAAATTTCGACGGCATTAGGTTCGTTGTTTTCGGAGGATAACTATGACCCCCTTCGACAAAGCCATCGCTTGGCAGCGCGAGCACAGCACCGAGTCCTTCGAGGAGATCCTCGGTTGGCACCTCGGGCATGGCCTTGTCTACAGCACGCCAACAACATTCCTCCTCGCTCACGAAACCCACTACGACCCCGATACAAACGATATGAACTACGACTCCCCCCCGAATGCCTGGTTCGTCCAGCTCGCCGCCTCGGTCGGCCACGCGAACCCCGTCCGCGAATTTCTCCGCGTCGCCACGCACCCCCAAGAGTGGGCCATCTGGCACCGCCGCAATTCCTTCGAGCCCCACGCCTACCTCTGGCACAAACTCGCCCGCCGCGTTGGTCTCGTTGAAGGGAGGGTGTCCTAATGGGTGGTTCTTCAGCACAAAAGCCCAAGGAACAAGCCGCTCCTCCCCAAGCGCAGCCGATCGACTACGGCAAGATGATGCGCGAATCCAGCGGTGCTGCTAAAGAGCAATACCGTGACCAACTCAAAGCCCAAATTGAAACGTATCCTCAAATGGAACGCCTCCAACTTGGCGCGATCAGTAAACTTTCCGATAGCCTGTCTGGCAACAACAACGCCTACACCCGCCGCGCCACCGACCAACTCATTGCCGCCGAAGGCCAAGTCGCCGCGCTCGGAACTATCGGCGACTACACGGAGCAGCTCGGCTACAAGGCCGCAGAAGATCTGCAAGGTACTGGCATCGAGAAAGAACTCCAACGTCAAGCCGAGAGCGATCTCGCTCTGGGGCGAAGCCTGAGTCCAGCGGAGGCCCGTGCCGCAACACAACAAGCCCGCGCTGGCATGTCTGCCCGTGGACTCGGAGCAGGCACAGGCGCACTCGCGGCCGAGGTGCTCAACCGCGACGCCTTCGCCAGCCAGCGCGAAGCCGACCGCCGCAACTTCGCAGGCTCCACAAACCAACTCCTCGTCTCCAACCGGCAAAACCGCATCGGCCAAGTCGGCAACATCCTCGGCCAATCCGCCAACACCAGGATGAACCAAGCCAACCTCCGCAGCAGCCTCGCCGGAGCTAACATCACCATCGACCCCTACGCCCGCGCCATGAACCCCGCCCTCGGCATGGGGGCCAGCACCCTCGGCCAAAGCGGCCAGATGATCGGCAATACCTACAACAACGCCAACCAAATGGCCGGAAATGTCGCCGGAGTCAACGCCTCCATGCTCGATTCCCGCTGGAACACGGTGCAAAACAACAACGCCTCTCTCCAGAGCGCCTACATGGGAGCTAAGGCCAGCGACAACGCCGCGAATATGGGCCTCCAGGGAGCAGCCATGGGAGCCAGCGCCGTCATAGGAGCCGCAGCTGCCGCCTGCTGGGTAGCCCGCGCCGCATTCGGCACGGCCACTACTCGTTGGATGGAATACCGCCGCGCCATGCTCCGCCATGCCAGCGACCGCACGATCCGCCTCTACTGCCAGCACGGCCAATCCATCGCCGCCGCCATCACCACCCCCGTCCGCAGATTAATTACCCGATGCCTACTACGTTCGCTGGAACTCGCTTGGAAGTAACCAAGGTCCGCCTCGACGGAGCCCAACGCGCCTGCACACCCGAGCAGACGCTCGCTCGTATGCGCCCCCACTTCCACGCCGCAGGCATCACGCGCCTAGCGGAAGTCACCGGCCTCGACCGGATCGGTGTCTGTGTCGCCCAGTGCATACGACCCGACGCCATCGTGCTCGCGGTGGATAGCGGCAAAGGAGCTACTCCTGCCGCAGCGAAATGCTCGGCCATGATGGAGGGCTTCGAGCGCCATGTCGGGGAGACCGCTCCTGTGCGCTATATCATGGCTACCGCCGCGCAGCTCGGCGACGCTGCGGAGATCCGTCTACCGCTCCTCTCTGGAGCCGTCGTCGATCCCCACATCTCGCAACCTTGGGTGGAGGTCTATGGATTGCAAAGCGGAAAGGCCCGCTACGTCCCTGCGTGCGCGATCTCTCTCCAGGCACGGCACCCTGCCGGACTCCCGCTCGCGGCGACCCCGTGGGCCTCGACCTCGAACGGACTCTCTTCTGGCAATACCTATGCCGAGGCGGTGGCTGGCGGGCTCTACGAGTGCATCGAGCGAGATGCGACCGCTATCGCCCAGGGTAAAAATGCGGCGGCCTATTCTGCATCCGCGACTCTCTCCGATGGAATCGGCAGACCCTATGAGGGAGCTTGCGCCGCATCTCTCCGAGTGGACCTAGATACCGTGACAGACCGTACCGTCGCCCGCCTCGTCCGCGCCATCCGCGATGCCGATGTGACTCCTATCCTCCTCGATGTCACCAGCGACATCGGGATCCCCACCTACATCTGCTACCTCATCGACTGCGAGAATGGACACGGTATCAATAAAGGCTATGCCGCACATCTCGACCCCGCCGTAGCCCAAGCCCGCGCCCTCACCGAGACCATCCAAGCTCGCGCGGTGTGGATCGCTGGCTCCCGCGACGATTTTCTCCACGAACGATTCGAGAAGGTGAAGGCGGCGGATAACTCCGCCATGCTGGCGCAACTCTACCGCCACCCGATCACGTCGGCCAACGCCCACGCCGACCGCTCCTGCGATACCTTCGATGCCGACATAGATACCCTCTGTGCCGCGCTCGATGCCGCAGGCATACCGGAGCCGCTCGTGTATGAGTTCGCCCACGACTACCCCTGCTCCGTGGTGCGAGTAATCGTGCCTACTCTGGAGGGGTATAAATTTGACTATTCTCAGCGCGGACCCCGCGCCCGCCTCGTATGAAAATCTTCCTCGGCCCCACACGCCCCAGCAACATCCCCGCCGATGCCGACCTACGGCCACCCGCCCAGCAAGGCGACATCGCCGCCGCTGCCACGGAGGGGCCGGATACGCTCATCCTTATCGACGGACTCTTTCACCAAAGCCTCTCTCCCTGGCATAAGGAAATCCTCTTTGCCCTCGAGCGAGGGTGCCGAGTGATCGGGGCAGGAAGCCTCGGGGCGCTCCGTGCTGTGGAGTGCGCTCGCTACGGAGCTGAGCCTGTCGGAATCATCGCCGGTTGGTATGCCGACGAGTCTTGCACGGACGACGCCGATGTAGCCCTCGCCCACGGCCACGCCGAAGACGGCTACCGCGCCCTCTCCATTCCAATCGTCAACCTCCGCGCCACCGCCGAGTGCCTCGTCGCCGACGGCCTCCTGCCAGCAGCCGACCTCGCAGGCATCCTCTCCCCCGCCCGCAGCATCTACTATGTCGAGCGCAGTTGGCCTCGCCTACGCCAAGCCCTCGGCCCCGTAGCAGACCTCCTCCGAGAGAACTACCGCGACCAGAAAGCCCTCGACGCCGAGGAAGCCATCCGCCACGCCCAGCATGTCGCCGCTCCCATCCAGCGCGACACTCCCCTCAACACGCACAGCGCCTATTTCCTCGCCCTCCTCGCCAACGACCTGCCAACTGGCGATGGCCAACGCCAGCACCACCTCACCAGCGAAGCCGACCGCACCCTCGCCACCGACCGCCACCTCGTCTCCGAGTTGGCCCAACTCCTCGGCATCGTCACCACCCCCGAAGACATCTTCGCCGCCAGCACCCGCATGTGGCAGCGCCTCGGCATCACGGACCCCACCGCCGCGCAAGCCTGGCTCACCGACCACGCCTGGACCGACCAGCAATGGTTCGCCCACGCCCAGCGCGAAGCCCTCCGCCAAGCCGCCCGCGATTGGCACGCCGCCACCGGAGCCTGCTTCGATACCGTCCCACTCACCCTCGCCCACAAACTCCTCAACCCCGCCTAACCCCCCATGCAATACGCCCCCGCCGTCACCGACCGCTCCGCCGAGATTTACGCCCAAGGTGCCAACAACGCCACCAACATCCGCGCCCAAGGCCAAGCCAACTTTCAGAATTCCCTCACCTCCTCATTCAATACCGCGATGGGAATGGTGAATAAACGCATAGAGAAGAATGAGACTGACAATGCCAAGCTCAAGCAGACAACAGCAACAGGGCAAGCCATGATGGGGCTTGCAGATAACTATGGTGAGGACGGGCAGAAATTTAAAGTCTCACTGGCAACAGCTCTTACAGATAATGCTAAAGACCCTGACAAAATGGCAGGCACCGTCATGGCTTATGCAAATGAACTGGAGAATTTACAGAAGATCAAAACTGCCGAGAAAACCTACGAAGCCCTCGGCAATGCCTACGCAGGCAAAGCCCAAGCTGCCGCCGATGTGAAAGCGGCCCAGCCCCCCAAGATGAATGCCGAGACAATCCGCGCGTATGCTAACGATGCCGCCACTAATGGGGCTACGCCTGATCAAATCAAGGCGGCTTTATTGCAAGGCTATGGATCATGGGCTGTCGATGCGGTTTACCCCCAGCCAAAGCAAAACTTTTGGGGGCCGTAGTATAATACTGCCATGGCGCACAACCCCCTTCTGGACATCATCAATGCTGGCACCTCTACAGAGAGTCAGGGCATAGCGATAGATCAAGCTACTCCGCTGCCTAGCGACCCTGCGGATTGGACTCCATACCCGCAGAACGACATTATTGGTGAGCTAGATTCAATGGATTTAACTAGAGGGCAAACACCCCAAGATGAAATCCCTGATGCGCCGGAAGAATCTTCGGGGCCGATGCCGCGCCGCAATCCTCTGCTAGACATAATTAACGGTGGCGCTCCTGAGCCTACATTGAGGCGGGAGAATCCCTTGCTTGCGTTCATACGTCAGCAAGAGGCCGCCGCCCAGCAAGAGGCCGCCGCCACGCAGGAAGTGGTAGCGCAGGCAACGACTCCCGATGAGGCGCTGCCCGTCGTGTCGTCTAAGCTGGCCAACGCCCTCGGCGTGCTCGACTACCGCGACCCCGAGGAAGGCGCTCGCCGCTCGCAGGCCGCCGCCCTGGGAGAGATCCTAGGTCTGCCGGAATACGAGAGGGTCCAACTCGGAGCCGCCCCGACCAATGAGGATGGCACCGTGACCATCCGCCGCGCCCAAGCCGTGAGCCCCGAGGCGAATGCCGCCGCTGCTGTGAAGCTCCAAGCAGACCAAGCCGCTGCCGCCTCGCGCTACAAAGCCGAGCAAGAATCCCTAGAGCCTTCTTTCTTTGAGAAGATCAAGCAACGCTGGAGCCTCGGCCGCGAGCAAGCCGTCGATGACCAGCTCGCCTACCGCGCGATGACGGGGGAGGTGGACTACGAGAAAGTCAAGGGTCAGCTCGACCCATCTACACGCCCGCTCAAGGGTGGCAACTGGCTCTCCGAAGGCGTGCTCACCGCCTCGCAAATGCTGCCCGCCATGGTCGATGGCATCATCTCTGGCAATAAGCTCGGACTGCAAGGCGCTATGGCTGGAGGCTCCGCCGCCGCTATCGCAGGACAAGTCGGGCCTCAAGTGGTCACGCCCGAAGAGATCGTGACCGTGCCCGCTGCCGCCGCTCTCGGCTACACCGCAGGCACCGCTGCGGGAAGTGCAGAGTATTGGTATAAGCAAGGCGCGGGATCCATGTATCACGAACTCCGCAAGGAGGGGATACCTCATAATGTCGCCAGCACGGTCGCCGTCGGATTCGGAGCGCCGTATGCCGCTATCGAGCTTGCCCAAGTCAGCAAGCTCGTCCCTGGTGTGAAGCAAACCGCCGCGCAAGCCGTGGCCGGTGGCATCAAGTCCCGCCTCACCGCGCTCGCTAAGGAGAAAGGCGTCGAGTATGTCGAGCAGATCGGACAAGAGACCGCTCAAGAACTCCTCAGCATCTCCGGCGAGAAGCTCGCTGAGTGGTCGGCCGGAGTCACCCCGCCCAAGGATAAAGCCTCGGCGTGGGGTCGGATCGCAAATACCATCCAGCAAACGGCGACATCCATCCCTTTCCTTATGGCCCCCAAGGGAGCCCTCGATACCTACCAGACCGTGCGTGGCAACGAGCAAGCGCCACCCGCAGCGCCACCCGCAGCGCCACCCGCAGCGCCACCCGCGCAATCTCCAGAGCAAGCCCCTGCCGAAGTCCCTCAAAACTTCATCCCCATTTCCACCCCCGCCGCAGCGCAGCCAGCTACCCGCCCGCGCTCCCTCGGAGAAGTCCGCGCCCCACAGATCGCCCTCGACCAAGCCGCCGTCGATGAAGCCTTCGGCTCCCCATTTGCGCCGCCGCCCGTGGTATCAAATGATACCTTCGCCCCGCCCGCGCCCGCCACCGAGTTACCAGAAACTTCCCGCACCGCCTCTGCTGCCCCCACGGTAAGCGCACCAACAGCGCCCGAATCGACGGGCTCACCCGAATTGATCAGCGGGGACGGGACTTCTGTTCTTTCCCCGAACGCCTCTACGGCCCGAGTCGCCGCAAGCGGAGCGCCGGAATTAACCGGCTCACCCGAGATGATCGCCGGAGAGGGGAGTTCTGTTTCTAATATTCCAGCATTGCAGCCCGTGGATTTTCCGGTCGATCAGATCAAGCTATCCAAAGACGTTCCCAACTTTAAGGATAATGCTGATCCCAATACGGGAGTGGTGCAAGGCGAACGACTCGAAGGCCAAGTGGACCGCCGTGGCATGGCTCCGATCCTTGCATGGCGCAGACTCAATGGAGATGTCGAAGTCATCAGTGGTCGCCACCGGCTAGACCTATTCCGCCGCAATCAAGAGGGGTCAATACCTACCCAAATTTTCAATGAAGCTGATGGCTTCACCCGTGAAGATGCGCTAACCTTGGACGCAGAACTCAATATACGCGATGGACAAGGAACTACCAAAGACTATGCAAACTACTTCCGAAACGCCTCAATCTCCCATGACCAAGCAACAGAGAGAAGCCTTCTTTCAAGGGCTAAGGGCCGTTCCGGCTTCACGATTGGAAACTTTGGGGCGGATGATCTCTACGCGGTACATCAATCCGGAAAACTCTCCGACGCCAAAGCCGAAGCCATAGCCGCCGCCGCTCCAGGGGATGCAGAGTTGCAGCATGTGGGCCTCACGTTTGCTAAAGACTTTAGTCCCGAAGCACTCACTCAACTCATCACCGTAAGCCAGCGCGCGAAGTCGCCAACCGCTAAGCAAGGCGATCTCTTTGGGAACTCCGACGAGAATCTGAATAAAGCCGTCGCCCTAGTAAAAGCTAGCCAGTCGAAAATTTCTGAAATCGACAACGCGATTCTTTCCGTGAAGGGGGCAGTAAAACGGCCTGATGCCGCTCGCAAAATGGGGGTCGATGTCAAAGACCCTGACTCGATTCGAAACAAGATCGAGCAACTCCAAACCCAGCGCGAAAAGTATGTCAACTTCCTCGACCACCCCGCCACGCTGGCAGAGGTGCGTGTATTAGCTTTTGGCGAAGAACAGGCACCGCTCTTTTCGCCCGCTCAAGAACCATTTAATCTCACGTCCGATCCCGTATCTTCCCCCGCTTCCTTGGATCCAGTGGATCAAGAGGCCGAGCGTGTCGCGGCTATCCGTAAATCTGGATACGATAATACCCCCTCGATGTTTGGCGAGGGGCCATCTCCGCGCCCAGATATTTCCCCTGCCGCCTCTGCTGCTGTGGCAGGGACATCTGTTCCGACTCCATTTGACTTTGAGCGAGCGTCGGTGTATGCAAAAGCAAGCGGAGCATATAATCTCCAAGACGCAACAAATGGAATATCCGGAACCCTGGCACAGATACGAGATGAAAGACTGGCCTCGCCTTACCAAAGCGATTTCCAGACTCAACTCTTTGCGACGCAGGAAAGGGCTTCCGGTGATTCTTTCAACGGAGCCACCTCAAACAAATTGTCTCAGCCCGGACCCGGTGAGGTATCTGAGCAAGATTACGACAGCCTCGTAGAAGAAGGTCTTCGAGGGGATTGGAAATCCCTTGCCGGAGCCGTAGCCATGCGGGGGCGAGCGTCCTCAATTTTGCCGGACTTGGTGGATGGGAAGCTGCCTGTTTGGAATATCGTTGGCACTCAAATCCTGACTCCTGCCGATCTTGCTGCTACGCTTTTGCCGTTGCGTTCGCCTTACATGGAGAGCGTCAAAGTCGCCGTGCTTGATTCCAAGAACCGCGTTGTCACAAGCGAAGTCGTCAGTATCGGCACGCTGAACTCCGCTGTGATGCACGCCCGTGAACTCACTCGTGCATTGGCTCGTATCAGGAAAAGCACCGGTAAAAATTTTGGGAAAATTGTTTTATCTCACAACCATCCCAGCGGCGATCCTTCCCCAAGCCAGGCGGATATAAATGTGACTCGAAACCTTGATGAAGCTGCAAAAGCTATGGGGTTTCATGTTGTTGATCACATCATCACAAACGGAACAAAGTTTTATTCGTTCCGTGAAATGGGCCTCATAAACAGCAACTTTGAAGGCGACGAAACCTCTGCGGATTTTTCAGAAACACAATCTGCTCCGCAGTTCACCCCATCCAAAGCTCATTGGGAGCGGGTCTTGCGCGATGAGCTTCCTTTCATGGATTCACCCGAGAAAGCCTCTTCGCTTTTATCGGTTTTGAAACAGGGGGACGCTAACGCCGGACACATTCTGTATCTCAATAGCAAGATGCGCCTGACGGCCGTGGAGCGGATACCGGACATTTCTTCTTATGCAAATGATTCGGAAAAATTAAAAATCCTTAAAAGGAAGATCATGGAAACAGCGTCTTTGGATGGCGCTTATGGGTTTATTTTTCAAACGCCAGAACAAGGGTTGCGCAATCCTAGATTGATGCGCGAGTTGCGCGAGTTTTCCAGCCAAACCAATTTGCCTCTTGTGGATTTTGCCACAACTGATCCAAACGATCCCAATTTATTTTACAGCTACAAACAAGCGGGCCTCCTAGAAAAAGCAGGAAATTATCAAGCCAATTCGCTGGCTGAAGATGCTCCTGTTTTTGGCACGCCCAAATCCTCGGGATCAAAACCCCGCAAGTTCACGCAATCCGTGCAATCCGCCGAAGGCGTCATGCCGGAGGTGAAGGCGCACCTCAACTCTTTTGAATACGATCCGGTCACTAATGCCGAGACCGTGGCTCAAGCCCGCGCCCGCATAGATGCCGCAGGGAGCATGGATGCCGCTTTTATTGCACTCATGGGCAAGACGGCAGCGCCAGCATGGCAACCCTCCGCCGTGGACTACGCGACTGGCATGGAACTCATGTCGCAACTCCAAAACCGAGGCCGACATGAAGATGCTGGAGCTATCGCAAATATGATGGCCACTCGCGCCACCGACCAAGGCCGAGCGATCCAAGCCCTCTCTATGATCTCCCGCCTCGGGCCGCAAGGCATCGAGATCTTCGCCCAACGCCAGCTCACGCAGGCCGCCACCTCGGGCAAGACAGACAAAGTGCGCACGACCATCCAAGCCAAGATCGACGAGGCCGACCAGCTCCGCACCGAAGTCACGAAGCTGCGCCACGATGCCACGACCGCCGCCATCGTCGGCAATAAAGACCTCATCAAAGGCGAACTTCCTACCGGAGCTAACCCCGTGAAGGTGAACCTCGCTATCCGCGATGCCATCATGGGCTCGCCTACACCGCTCGCCGCCGAGGCCGCTATCCATGCGATCCTCACCGCCGAAGGGCTCTCGGATAAAGGGGCCGTGCGTATCAGCAAGAGCGTCGTGAAAGATTTCCTCAAGACCACACAGGATGCTCGCGCTAAAGTGCTCCAAGACCTACAAGCCGCCGCTGAGAATGACCGCCGCCTGGATAAATCCAAACTCGGCGGGCTCATGCGACTCAACCGCGAGGGCAAGCTCACCGATGCCAGCCTGCACGCAGGCATGGCGAAGATGCTAGGCATCCCACATTGGGGAGCGGAGCAAAGCGCCAAGGTGCAACGCATCCTCGCGCAGCGCGACAAGGCTACCGATCCCCGTATCAAGCTCGTTAAGGGGGCCGAAGCCCTCGATGTCGTTTACCGTGAGTTCATGCCTCCTGGATTACTGGCTAAGATAGATACCTACCAGACGCTCTCGATGCTGCTCAATACGAAGACCGTCACCCGCAACGTGCTAGGCAACTCCATCATGTTCGGCGGCGATCTGGTGGCCGACTCCTTAGCTGTGCCGATGGATGCTGTGATGGGCCTCGCGACCGGAGAGCGCACGCGCACGGGATTATCCCTCGGTCAACGTATCGTGG